TCTCTCGGTCTCATTACAAGACCGGACTTCTCTCGAAGTTTTTTGGTTCTTTTCCAAGGAGTTGTAACATGACAACCGGCAACAACACTCTTGATGCACGTGTCTCCACTAGTAATCGTTACTACGCTTACTCATGGGGCCCGTATTACTCTCGAGTTTGGAATGGTAGCGATCGTCCTCGGATCCCTCCGTCTTACCTCTACAAAGAGGTCGTGCTTCGCAAGCACGGTAAGACTGAGAAAATCCTTGTGCGATACCGTGGGAAACCTCCCGCTCGCTCTCGTTCCACGCCGCCTCATCCTTATAGTATGACCCTACGGAAATACTATGATCCTAACTGCACCATCGTCCGCGGTAACCGTACGACTGATAATTATGATACTTCCATGTCTGCCAACGTCGGATTTCCGACGTCTAGTGTGGCATGGTCGTCTAATCATGATCTCATGTTGATTGGTAAGCTTCGCGATGCCATTCAGGGCTCCGACTTTAATATCGGCGTCTTCTTGGCCGAATCCAACCAGACCCTTGGTATGATTGGTTCGAGTGCAGTCAATATTGCTCGCTCTATAAGCTTTGCTCAGAAAGGGAATTTCACTGAGGCTTTCCGCGCCATTTCTCAGAAGAGAAGTGTCAAAGGAAAGATTAAGACTAATTCCCGCACTGCAGCAGATTTACTTTTAGAGTTGCAATATGGATGGGTTCCTTTGATGAAAGACGTACAATCGGCTGCTGAGTTTCTTGCTCATCAGACGTCTGTGCCCTTTCAATCTCGGGTCGTTGTCCGTCACAGGACGCGTTCTCCTCTCAACTGGGGCTATTTATCTCCGATCGGCTACGGCGAGGAATCTGGTCAAATTGTTGCTTATTTAAGCAATGTTGACTCTGTCTCCTTGTCTGGCCTTACGGATGTAGCCTCAATTGCGTGGGAGAAGCTTCCCTTCTCCTTTGTTGCTGATTGGTTCATTCCCGTTGGGAACTATCTCTCAGCCTTAGGTGTGGCACGTTCCCTTTCGGGGACATTTGTTACTACGCGGAAACGCACAATTCGCTGCGACGGCGCCACTGTACCTGCTGGTTCTGGAATCGATTTTATTCTCGGTCTCAGTAACTACAAGTATCTTAGTGTCGACGTTACAAGAACTGTATCTTCCTCGCTGTCAGTTCCTCTTCCATCCATGAAAGGATTGTCGAAGAGCTTGACATTTCGCCATGCTGTTACCAGCCTGGCCCTCCTTGAGCAGCGTCGTCCCATTTTGAGTCTTTTCGACCGTTTCCACGGTCGCTCAAGTGGGTGATCTTTAATCAGCGACACCACCTAAATCCTGGTGGTTAATCCAATCGAGGTTCTGTATGTCACAAATCGCAGATATCACCGTCTTTGACGGTGCCGCCACTCCTGTGTCCCACACTCTGAAAGCCATCTCTGTTACTCGCGAAAAGGGCATTATTGAAGCCCTCTGGCGTGAAGCAAAAGCTGGCGTTCCTGTGTACGCTCAAGTCCGCGCTACCATGAAAATGCAGCGCAACAACTCGGGTGTCTGGCGCACGGAGTGTCGTGTAGTCGTTCCTGTTATGGAATCCGTTTCCGGTCAAAACGCTGCAGGCTATACTGCTGCACCGAAGGTCGCTTATGAGAATACGGTCGTTATGACCGGCTTCTTCCACGAGCGCTCCGACGATGCAGGCCGTCGCCTTGCTCGCCAATTGGCCGCAAACATCCTTGGTAACATTTCTACTACTGTTACCCCGGTTCAAACCGGTCCTCTGCCGGAGCTCTTCGACCAACTCATCGCAGTGAGCTAATACTCACTTTGACTGGTCTCTTGTAGGCTCTCGCCTACACTAATCCCAACTTCCGATATAAGGAGCTTTTATTATGCGCCATCTAACGCGCTGGGACGAAGAATTTTCTACAGAGGAAAGTAATGAGATTCTTTTTAGGATCGCATCCGAGATCGCCGAGGGTATCCCCTCGAGCTGCGCAGATAGGAAACATATCATTGCTGGTATTACTAGCCGTGATTGTGGTCTTCTGTGCAACTATGATCTTGCTTACGGGGAGCTATCGGCAGCCTCCGCAGTCTCACTCCGACAATGTCTCGCGTTCTTCTCAAAACGCAAAGACCTTGACATTGGAGTAGATAAGCGGGCTGTCGCCCTTCGTAAGTTCTATGATTCGGAGGAAGCTTGCCTTAAGACGAATCAGATCTTCAAATCTTGGTCGAGCGGTAGATTCCAATTTACCCCTCGTGTTGAGCAAGTACTCTTTCTTGCTCAGCAAAAAATCTCCTCGATTCTTGGTGATCTGCCTAGTCTTTCGGACATTAAGCTTCGCTTCGGTCCGGGTGCAACGACGCAAGTCAAAAAGCGTGACGCGAGCGCTCGAATGAAGCTCTCGTCACCTTTTTCGTGTAGCGAAGATCTTCTCCCTTACGTCGCTGATGTATTGGAGGAGATGCCGGGTTGGATTCCTTTTTCAGAGGAATCCTCTCGGACTGTCGTTGATGTTTCTATTGATACATCGCGACTCGACTTCGTACCGAAATCTGCTAAGACCGACCGCTCTATAGCCGTCGAACCTACTTTGAACCAGATGGTTCAGTTAGGTATCGGCGACTATATGTCTGATCGGCTGCGGCAAGTTGGTATCGACCTTCGTGATCAAACGCATAACCAGCGTTTGGCCCGCGAAGGGTCGTTAACAGGCGCTTTAGCAACGCTTGACCTGAGTAGTGCATCTGATAGCGTATCACGTGAACTAGTAGCACATTTGCTACCTGTAGACTGGTTTCTCTTCCTCGATACCTGCCGATCTGGCACTATCGAGTATGAAAGCAGTGTGATACGCCTCCAGAAGTTTTCTTCAATGGGCAACGGTTTTACTTTTGCCCTTGAATCTCTCATCTTCTTCGCTTTGGCTTATGCCTCTCACGTGGTCTCCCACGGAAAGAAGCCACGCCGCAGCGAGCTCACTGTTTACGGTGATGATATTATTTGTACAACCTTGTCCTCGAACCTCTTAATTGAAGTTCTCCGGGTATCTGGTTTTACTCTTAATATGGAGAAGAGTTTCACTTCTGGACCGTTCCGTGAATCTTGCGGAGCGGACTACTTATCGGGAATTGATATACGCCCGTGTTACGTCAAAGACCGATTATCCGGGGAGAGTATTTTTACTCTCCACAATTTCTTTTTTAGAAATTTCGAATATGAGATCGCTGACTTCTTACGGTCACTCATCGCTCCGCACCTTCAGATCTTTGGACCTGATGGGTACGGTGATGGGCATCTGCTTTCGCTCGAACCTCTCACGAGGTATCTCGGGCCTAAGTCAAAAGATGCCTCCCTTCCGCATAGCGGTTGGGGTGGTTATATCTTTGATACCTATGTACGCAAATCCCGGAAGTCTTTTAAAAGACTCTCAGGTGATCGCGTACTCCCTCTCTATTCTATCTATGCTTCCGGAGAATATCCGGTGTGTGAGTTGGGTCAAGCGACCCGACCTCAGTATCCATTGCGTTACGGGAACTCCCGTAGTACAGTGCTCTACCAGAAGAATAGAGATGCCTTCGGCGTTGTTCTGCCGGGGGCCCAAGGATATAAACGTATATCTGTCTACACACTAACACCGTAACTGGAAACCCAGTTCACGGTCCCGAAAGGGTG